TTTGCAGCAATTGGGTTAACTTCTAGGAACGCAGTTGCGCCTAACTTAGAAGTAAGTTGAACAGCGTTACCGTATTCAAGAGGGGTAACTGTTATGTAAGAGTCAGCCATTGCTACTGGAGTAACGTCTGAAGTTTCTGTAAGTGCTGTTGATGCTTCAGCAAGATCAGAAGCAATTGTGAATGTTACGGAAGTTCCGCGTGATGTTGCGTTTGTTGCTTGAACCTCTACGAGTGAATCGTAGTATAGCTCTGGGCGTAGTGCGTAGTAAGCAAGTTGCTCATACGCCGCCTTCGAGATGTCAAGCGAACTGACCTGTGTTAATGCCATTTGTTAGTTCTCTTTCGCTAAAGGTTAGACGAGTGAAACCCACCCGCCGGGTTGTTCATTTGAAATAGCGATATTGTTTTCTTGAAGGATTTTAAGAACTTCCTCGGGTGAAGCATTTTTAATTGCTTCAAGAACACCGGTAGGAACTGAACCAGTAGAACCAGTTGAGGCTTGAGATACACGATTTAGCGCTGCTAAATCATTTTGCACCTCGGGAGTTTCAGAAGTGGCTATTAGACCATATTCTGTTGCTGCCGCCTTAATTGCTTCTGATGATATTTCTCCATCGTATGCCTTAACAAATAACTTACCTGTTGGAGAGTCCAAATCAATTCCTGCTTTCATTAGAGCTAGTTCACGTTTAGCAGCATTTGCATCCGCTTTGGCTTCATCAGCCTCACGCCTTGCTTTCTTGCCGTCTTTTGCTTCCTGCTCCAACTTACGCACAAATGACCGAGAATCTCTATCGGTTTCGCCTGTGTTGTCATCCGTTGTTAGTTCTAAGTCTTCATTGTCAAGATCGTATTCGCTCATTGCTTTTTCCAATTCTGTGTCGCGCATCTACTAGGATTGTGATGCGGCAGGGCTTTGTAATACATGATTGGCTCGAAAGCCAGAGTTGACACCGTATAGCCATTCACGGGGCAATTCCCATCAAATCTCTTTAAGGTCTGAGATAGACGATTTGGAAACTATCTACAACAAAGTCGGACCTTGGTAATGAAATGCTATCTGAGTCAACCTTATGGCGCAAGTTATTAAACGCTAGGTGCGCTTCCAATTCCAGTTAATCCCGCTTGGGTAGCAGCAAAGTTTCCACCTTGCGCAAATTCAGAAAGTTTCTTTTGCTTGGCTGTTTTAAATGCTTCAATATCAGGAGCATTTAATCCAAATTGTGCATTGATTAACTGTTGTTCGGTCAGAGAAGCATTTGTTTCTCCAGGTAGGGCTTGTTGATATTGACCCATTTGACCTAAATTAGTAAATCCTTGTTGGGCCTGTTGTTGGGTAACCCCCGCAGCAGCCAAAGCATTAGCCTGTTCTTGGGTAAGTTCTTTATTAGCGCTTTGAGCATTATATCCAGCAGCAAGGGCAGCGCCACCAATCTTGAAGGCTTCAGCTTTTTGTTGGATTGCTGGCAATGATTTAGTTGGGTCTATTGCCCATCCCATCAAATCACCTTCCGTTAATCCATAAGTATCTTTGGCATATTTAAGAATTGTAGGATCATAAGATTTTACAGTATCTCGAACTGCAATAAGACGGCTATTTAAATCAGAATAAGTTACGTTATTTTCAATTAAACTTCCCAAATAAGAAGTAGTGCCATAAACGCTTGTATCAATGCCGTATTGTTTCATTAAATCAATATCAGCTTGTTCTTTGGCAATATAAGCTGCTTCAGAAATATTACGCCCTGCTTTATTAAGAGAAGCCATTGCAGGAAAACGAAGTGCATACTCTGGAGTTTTGCGAACATAATCAATAATTTGTGGAGCGCTAGTTCCTGCTGTCCATTGCGACCAAACCTGATCACTTAATGCGCCCATTCCTGATTCAGTAAGGAATTGATTAACAATATCTTTTGCTGATTGAGAGATGCCAGTAGGCGCAGGACTTCCATCAATTGAAAATGTGCCATCAGAATAAATAACAGTAAAAGTTCCATCTGCATTTTTTAATCTTCCAGTTTCAGTTTTTACCGAAGGTTTTGCATTTAAAGCATCTGCTGCTGCTTGTGCTGCTGCATCTGCCTGTATTTCTGCGGGAGTTAAACCAGTATTTGTCGAATCTGTAACAAGACTTGTTGGTGTTGTTTGACCACTAAAAGAAGAAAGTGGATTATATGCAGCAACTGGGTCTGGAGTATAAACACCAGTTATAGGGTTATATGCCATGTTATGCTCCGTGTCCTGTCAATGCGCGAATCTGTGAACCTAATGCATACGCTGAATCTATTGCGCCTTGAGTTTTGTCATATCCATAAATAGGATTTGTTCGCATTTCTCTAACCGCTTCAGAATTTGAACGGGCTACATTTGCGCCAGTCTTAGGGTCTTTAGTATAAGCCAAATTCATCCATTTACCGCTTGGGTCATTAAAGTTAATATCGTAAGGATTAACCTCTAAGTTAGTTTGAATCAAACTCTTTAATGGGGAGAAGTAAGTTTCAGGGGTTACTGAATCAATTACACCAGCCATGAATGGATATAGTCCAGCAGCTTGTTCTTTAAGATACCTAGTCATATCTTCGACAGTAGAAGTGCCTTTAGAAATTGCCTGACCCCACGTATTTAAAGTGCTTTCGTCTAAAGGAATCATGTAACTTTTAGCAAGGTTTTTCATTTGATCTGTAAGGTTTTGAGCAGTTCCGCTAGTTACTTTAGTAACATCATAAGTTCCACCAACTAAATCAGCAATACGTGGGTCAGTTGATTTCCAACCTTTTAAAAATATATCATCAATAAGTTCTTGGCGTTTGGCAGCATCAACAGGAAGTCCTGATTTTTTAAGTGCGCTATCAACAGAAGCAGTTGCTTCTTTTAATTGAGATTTATATTCTCCGGGTGCTGAAAGGCTGAGATTAAATAATGCAGCTTGGTTTTTATTCCAAACTTGAGTTATATCCCAACTATAAGTAGCAGCAGCAATTTGTTGATCTGTAAGAGGTTTTCCTGCTTCGGCGGCTCTTGCCCAATTAAGATAAGTCTTTCCGTGTGTTGGGTCGGTAAGAAGTGGAATGAGCCAAGGCGTATTTTTCTTTGCCTTAGCAATTAACTGCGCATCAGTAGAAGGTTTCTTTTTAGTTGCCATTATGCTAATCCACCCCCGCCGAGAGATTTGAACCAATTACTTAAAGCTGAGTTTAATCCTTCAACCCCTGCCATTGTAGGGTCTGCATTTCTAGCAAATTCTGCTACTGCTACATCTGCATTAGGAACATCTTGTTTAGCAACTACAGAAACGGTTGGAGCAGTTTTTGCTTGAGCAAAGTTTTCAGCAATTGTAGGTTGTTTAATACTTGGTTTTGTTTGTCCAGGAACAGTTGGAAGTTGAGGTGCGCTTGTTGCTGGCATTTGTGGGGTTGCAGGAGCACTAGCCGCAGCATTAGAACGAGCAACAGCCATAACATCTGATTGATAAGACTTGGCAAATGCAGCACTTTCTTTAGTAGTAGGTGGGCGACCTAACGCACTTCTAAATGCTTTATCTGAAATATAATTAAGATCAAGGGTATTGGGAACAGTTACCTTTGCTATTTGGTTGCGGATTCCATTGCCACCTAAATTAATTGCAGCATTTTCTTGATCCGTAAGAAAAGTATTTACAGCAGCAGGTTTTGCAGGGTCATCATTTAATAAAGTAATGGCTTCCATAAATCGTTTAACGCTAGTTGGGTCTGAAGTTCCCCATGAGCCAAAATCAGGAGTTGTGTTTCCATAATAATTTGCACGATACATTGCATATTGAATTCCAGCCCAAGCATCCGGATCAGTAAGGGCAGTTTTTTGTAACGCTTTAATAAAGGTATCAGCATCCATTGTGGTTTTATTGTTAGTTACTGTAGCAGGAAGACCTAAACCTGAAATGTCATATTTAGTGGCAGATATATCTACTTTGCCAATGCCCGAACTACCTGAACCACCTGAACTACTTAATAAAGTATCTAGGCCCGAAAGATTAATTCCATCAGTTTTAGCGGCTTTCTTCATGGCTTAAATCCTTCCAATGGACCAAATAAACGTTCGTAATGTGTCTTATAAAATTCAGCAAAATTCTTGTCCTTAACGGATAAGTCTATCGCTATACCACGGAACATATCTGTAATCTTAGCAAGATTGCCTAGGCTAACGCTATCTTTGTTTACGGCATTGCTAACCCTGACTGCAGCATCTTCAAACTTGCGATAATCAGTTCCGAGTTGGGGATTCCTTTTTGTTGTTTCTCCAATGAAACGATCTGCTTCGGTAAGTTTGCGTTGAGATATAACTGCTGATTGGGCATTATCCCAAGCAGGATATTTATAGTGGACTAATTCTCCAATAGTAGCTTTGTTAATTGGCTTTCCAATAAGTCCTGTTTCAACCGGAACCCATTTAGGCCATACAATACGATTATTAGGGTTTTGATAATTGTGTTCAAGAACAGGTGAAAGTCCTGTTATTAAACGAGAACGATAATCCCAAGCTGCTGTCTGTTGAGCAGAATCAGGCATTAAGGGATGGCGGTTTGGATGCCAATCAGTTTCAACTGTATAACGACCTGTAAGACGATTAGTAACATTTTCAGCTAACCCAAGTCCTGTTTTAATGGTATCGCCAACTTGACCGCTAATAGCCAATTTATTTTTGTCTATAAATAAATCCGTAAATTCTTTGACCATAGGAACATATTGCTTTAGAAGTTGTAGGTTTCCATCATTTTTTTGTGGTGCGCCGTAATTTAATATTTTAGGTCCAAGCAAAGTAAGAAACCCACCAAGATAAGGAGCGTTAATACCACCAAATTGCCCAAGTCCTACTCCATGTTTAAAAGCATTTAATTGTTCTACTTGTTTGATAAGCGGCGTATTGTCTTCCATCCATTTACGGCGTTTAGGACTATCTGTTTGATCATAAAGTTCCATAATTCCTTCAATAACTAAACGTTCGCCAGGGCGAGTTAAAAGGAACATTCCAAATTGGCGCATAACAGTTTTATTAAATGAGAATGGAAAAAAGATTGCATTGAGTGAACGTTCGGCTGCTGTGCGCTCGCCATATCCCATAACATTTTCTAATTTCTGAACAATCTCTTTATCGGAATATCCTTTTTTAGAAAGCCAATAAGCAGACCATTTTTCATATTCACGTGGGGAGTAAAGATTGTAAAAATCAGCTTCTTTGATTACGCGCTCAGCATCATCAAGAAACACATCTTTGGCTAAGTTTTCAGGAAAAATGCGTTTGTAAATTCTGTCAGCAGTAGCAGTAATACCCATTTCTTCCATTTTAGATTCAGGATACATAACAGGCGGTATGTCTTCTGTAATACCTTTAAGCATTGTCTTACTCATACGGCGATAAGCAAATACAATTGACTCTTGGTAACGAACACGGCTACGAAGGTTTTGTAAACGAGCGGGTGTGCCTTTCATGTTAAATGCAGCTTTTTGCACCCATTCTTGTTTGGCAAAACTTCCAAGTCCGATTTTTTCCATCCACCCAACATTTCCAATTCCCATACCTGCATATAAATAATCTTCAACTTTGGCAAGACCACCAATCATTTCTGTTGGAACATTTACTCTTGCGCGCCATAGGGCTTGAATGGTTTGCCTTGCAGATTCTTTGCTCATAAATGGAGTGCCTTGATTTGGTTTAATATCTTTATTGTTCCAAATAATTTCAGCTTCTTGTTTGTTATTTGGCATTGCTTTTTGTTGTTTTTCTGATCTAGCAATTGCTTCATCAATTGTCATGCGACCAGTTTCTTTTAATTTACTATAAGCGCTAGGTCTAATAACAAAACCTTGATTTCCTGATTGGTCGGTATAAAAATCTGCTGTTTTATCTTTTAATGGATTAGCAGTCCATTTTAAGTTAGACAAATCATATTCAACAACCGTTGCTCTGCCTTTGGCATATTCTGCCCAATGGCTAGGATCGCCGACATAAAGCATTGGTTCAGCATTTCTTCCAGTTCTATCTAATGGTTTTTTAGTTATATCAGGTTTGAAATTTGGGTCTTCCGTTATATGCCATGCTCTAGGTCTTAATCCTTGTTGGCTAATAGCATTTGAAAAATCAGCAAAATTATCAAATGTTTTTGCTTGATTAGTTAATTTTATATTTGTTTCTAAAGCATTAGGAACTATTACAGTTTTTGCATCAAGACCCATAAGTGCAGCAACATCTTTTTCTAAAGGTTTAGTAAGGATTTTCATAAGTAAATCAGGGTGAACCTCACGTAATCCTAATTCAGCTTTTTTAGCTTCTTTAATTTTTGTCCATGCTTCTTCTTCCGTAAGAGAAGGTTCTGCTTCCATTATTTTTTTAAGGGGTATTTTGTAATTATTCTTTTTAAGAAATTTAATTTCGGCTCTAGCAAATCCTAATACTGCCCTTTGCCCTACTGTTAATTCTGATACTTTAGGAAGATTATCATAAATATAAGTGCGCAAATAACTTGCATTAAATCCGGGTAATACTTCAATTTTTCCACTATCAATTCCATTTTGCAATGTGCGTAATTGTTCTACATTAGATCGAGCAGATACTGCTTCTGAACTAGATAGGCGAGGGCTTATTCCTAGCCAAGCATAAGTTTTAGATGTTTTTCTAATATCGGCTGCACCTAAATTTGTATATTGAACGCCTTTAGTAAATTGATGCCCAATATCAGTTCCATATACAGGTTTGTAACCAAGGTCTTTAAGTTGAGCAACCATTGCTTTTAATTCTTCAGGTGCATCTTTCATCAAGTGAAGGTCGCCTGCAAGTTTATTTCCTTCTGTTTCTACCAACTTAAGTAAATCATAAGTTTCCCAACTACCTAAATTATAAGTATTTACGCCAAATTCTTCAATAAGAGTATCATTAATAGCTTGTCTTGCTGCCATTTTTTCTTCAGGTGTTCCAGCATCTTGCACTTGTTGAAATAATTTATCATAAAGTTTTTTAGCATCACTTTTTGTCAAAGTATCAATGCGAGCAAGTCCTGCTGCACCTGCATTTATTTCAGGATTACTTATATCACTTATATTCAATTTAGATGGTGGCACTTCTCCTGTGCCAATTCCTGCTTCAAGGTCAGATTGTGCAAGAAGGGATTTTTCTACTTGTAAAGGTTTTTGAACTTTATATTCATTTAAGGTAGATGGATGAATAAAGTATTTTTGTAATTCGGGTGCTAAAGCATTTTCA